ATGGTTCGGTTGGCACGTAGCGAGGTGTTTGATCCGCAAGAGGTCGTTATCGCCCATCTGTACAATCGGACCTGCCGACGCTGTTTCCTGATGGGAAATGACCAAGTGTCCGGCAAAAACTTCGACCACCGGAAAATCTGGATCGAAAAGTATCTGCAACAGTTTGCGGTCGTTGTCATTCCGACCGCTGGCGGCAAAACGCCTACGATCGCGACGATCTGTGACGACGCGGTCAATCTCTGGCAAGGCCGCGTCTTGATCCTGGCTCACGTCAAGGAACTTTTGCAACAAGCTGCTGAGAAGTTGACCGCGGTTTGCCCGAGCGTCCACTTTGGTGTCTTTTCGGCCGGCCTCGGCAAACGCCAAACCAATGGCGATGTCGTCATTGCCGGCATCCAGTCCGTGCATCATCGAGCCGAAGAACTGGGGCACTTTGATTTGGTCCTGGTCGACGAATGTCATCTGGTGCCCAAAGAAGGCACCGGCATGTATCGACGGTTTCTGGCCGATACCAAGCGAATCAATCCGAACTTGCGTGTTGTCGGGTTCACCGCGACGCCGTATCGACTGGACAGCGGTTCGATCTGTGACGCAAGCGGTCCGTTGCACGAGATCGCTTATGAAGTCGGCGTGATGGACCTTATTCGCGATGGTTACCTCTGCCGTCCAACCGCTAAGGCAGCCAAACAGAAAGCTGACACCTCTTCATTGAAGGTTCGCGGTGGTGAATTTGTTGCTGGCGAGACCGAAGCGTTAATGAACACTGAACCGATGGTGGAATCCGCGTGTGACGAGATCATCGCGGCAACCATCGATCGAAACTCATGTTTGATCTTTGCTGCGGGCGTCGACCATGCTCATTCGATCGCTCTCGCTTTGAAGCAGCGAGGTAAAGAGTGCGAAGTTGTGACTGGCGAAACCAGACAAGACAAACGAGATCAAACGCTTGACGACTTTCGCAACCAGCGATGCAAGTACCTCGTCAACGTCGGTGTTCTGACCACAGGCTTTGATGCCCCCACAATCGACTGTGTTGCGCTTCTGCGTCCCACGATGTCGCCTGGACTTTACTACCAAATGATAGGCCGCGGCTTTCGATTGTATCCCGGCAAAGAAGATTGCTTGATTTTGGACTTTGCCGGCAACGTGATGCGTCATGGTCCGGTGGACTGTATCGCACCACCGACGCCGCAGCGAGATGATCGGCCCAAAGCCAAAGAGTGTCCGCAATGTGGCGCCATCGTCGCGGTCGCCAAACGGGAATGTCCATCCTGCAACCATGAATTCCCGGTTATTGCGGAACCCCGTGTGATCAGTCACGCCAATCGGCCTGCCTCGGCAGCGGTGTTGTCGGAGGACATCACCGAGCAAACGCACGAGGTCCAAGACGTACTCTACAGCGTTCACACCAAACGCGACGCCGAAGAGGACGATCCGAAGTCGATGTGCGTTGAGTATGTCATCGGAATCAACTTTCATCACCGCGAGTACGTCTGTTTTGAGCACACTGGGTTCGCTCGCACCAAAGCGGTTTGGTGGTGGCGAGAGCGATCCAATGAACCGGTGCCCGACAGCTCGGCCGAAGCGGTTTCGTTGGCAACCCGCGGCGCACTCGCATTTCCTGAAGAGATCACGATTCGAAGTATCGCTGGCGAAAAATTCGATCGGATCATCGACGCCAGGCTAACCGACAAACCGGATGCGTGTCTCGCCGGCATGGATGACTACGATGACGAGGTTCCGTTTTGACTTTCCAAGCAACTCTCTCCAAACTTCACGACGCCGCGCTCACGCTGGCCGATCTCGGCTACGCGGTATTTCCTTGCGCGTCAGGCACCAAGCAACCGATCACGCCGCATGGATGCAACGACGCGACGAACGACCTGGATACCATCGAGGATTGGTGGCGAAAATCGCCTTCGGCCAACATCGGCGTTTCGACCAATGGCATCTTCGTGCTTGACGTTGACGTCGGTAGCCATTGGTTGCTCGAAGATCCCGAGCGGTCGATGGACCTCGCCGTTGCACCGTTGTCGTTAACCGCACGAGGCGGCCGGCAATACTTCTTTCGCCGTCCCGAAGGCGTCGCGTGGAAGAACTGGAACAGCGAGCTTGCCAAGTTCGTCGACATTAAAGTCGATGGCGGTTACGTCGTTGTTCCGCCGTCGGTCCTCAAAGGCGGTGGGCGGTACCGCTGGGCACCGACAATGGAACTCGACGTCGGTCCGGAAGATCTGCCGTTGCCGCCGCAGTGGTTGGTCGATGATCTCAATCGTCTATCCGACGGCAACTCATCCGATCGTGTCACCACGACCGAGGTCGGCGGCAACCGAATCCCCGCCGGCCAACGCAACGGCACACTAGCCCGACTGGGCGGCACGATGCGGCGAGCCGGAATGTCGGTCGACGAAATCGCTGCCGCCATTCAGGAAACGAATCGAGTTCGCTGCGTTCCGCCAATGGATCGCGATGAGGTCGATCGGATCGCGGCCAGCGTTGCTCGGTACGAGCCTGATCAAATCAATGTCGCTACGATCGAGAATCACTTCGAGCAAGATCGCCGGGCTGCCGAAGAGAAACTGTTCAACATCGTCTCCAGTCGCGATCTCGACGCGTCGCAGTACGATATGGAATACCTCATCAACGGAATCCTCGTCCGAGGACAACCGTCGATGATCGCCGGCCCAAAGAAAACGCTCAAAACCAATATCAGCGTCGACCTAGCGTTATCGCTCGCCGAAGCGACACCGTTTCTTGGTAAATTCGATGTCAATCTAGCCCGACGCGTCGGCGTGATGTCAGGCGAGTCCGGTGCGGCAACGATTCAGGAAACCGCACGCCGAGTCGCGCGTGCCAAGCAGCTCCGTTTGGCAGATTGCGACGGAGCTGTATGGTGTTTTGACGTTCCGCAACTGACCAACCAAGAACACATCGACGCAATGAAACGCGTGATTGAGGACCACGCACTTGACGTGTTGATCCTCGATCCGACCTATTTGATGATGCTCGGACTGGGCAACGACGCCGGCAACCTGTTCATCGTGGGCGGTCTGCTCAAATCTATCGGCGAATTGGCGCAAGAGACCGGCTGCACGCCGATCCTGTGTCACCACCTCAAGAAGAGCATTGCCGACCCATACGAACCAGCGGAACTGGAAAACATCGCGTGGGCTGGCTTTCAAGAGTTCGTCCGTCAATGGATCTTGCTTAACAGACGCGTCAAATACGATCCCGGACGTGGCGGCCATCACGAACTATGGATGAGTGTGGGTGGCTCGGCCGGCCACAGCGGTTTGTGGGGCGTTGATGTACAAGAGGGAACGCGTGACGACCCCGGCGGACGTCGTTGGGACGTGAGCGTGCTGGAGGCGAGTGATGCGTACGAACTCCGTGAGCAGGCCGGTGACTTGGTATCGGAAGAAAAACAAGAACGACGGAAACAGTCAAAATTTGATCGCAGGAAACAACAGATTGTTGAGTCACTCAGCACTTTCCCAATGGGGGAATCCCTTCGTGGAATTAGTGCAAACGTCTGTATGCGAGACCGTACAGCCAAGGAAGCATTGGAGATTCTGATCGATGAAGGAGTAGTAGAAACGTGCCAGTGTCAAAAGGGTCGAAGCAAGTTTACCGGATACAAACTGGTCTCCCAAAACGGAAATACAAACGATGCTTAACGTGCCGCCCCGGGTTTTAACGCGCGCCCCGGCGGCGCGTTTTAACGTGCCGCCCCCAGTGGGCGACGCGTCGCCGTCAGCGCGTTCTGACGTGCCGCCCCCGGGCGTATATATATACGCCCGGGGCGGCGCGTCGTTGGCACGGTGGCGGCGAGTAAATCGGGGCGCGCGTTGGAGCGAAGAAAATGAGTGGGTCCTCCGCGGCCAAACACTTCTTGTGGGGGCTACCGGAACAGCAGCCTTATTAGGCACAGTTAGTTTTGATTGTCCGAACGAGAATTATTGGTAGAATGCCGCTGATCTTACCTTCGCGTCGGACTTCAATTACGTCCGACGTAAGTGTTCGCAACGCAGATGATCAGATCCGTAAAGAGGGAAACAAAACGTGGCCAAGTTTTTAATTGTCGTCATCATTCTTTTTGCTTTTGGTCTCGCAATTCGACATTTCGCCAGGACTCGCGCCGGCCAAACGGAAAAGTCACCGGGGTTCAGGGAGTTTGTGAAGAACCCGGAGCTCTGGAATGATATGATCGCCGGGCATGAAGAGACCGACGCAACCGCAGAGCTGGCAAACTCATGGAGCGTCGAGGAAATTCGCAGCAATGTGGAGAGATATGTTTTCGCCCCTGAGTCACCACGAGAACTTTGGGAACTCGGCCGAGTCCTCAGATCTCTATCGCCTCGGACAAATGACGCGCTGATGTCAATTTTGGCTGACGAGTCGAAGCAAGGGCAGCTGGCAAAGCTGCAGCAGGGAGATCTTCTGGAGGAGGCTCCCGTCATGCGCATCTGTGAGTTATTCGACGGCAACATGCCTGTGCAGGCTATCCCGTTGCTTCGGCCATTTCTTTCTCACGAGTCCGACGAAATTCGTAAGAACTGTGTTTTGGCAATCGCCGAAACAGGCTTGCCGGAATCGTTGCCCGCCGTCGAACGAGCGATTGAAGACAAGGACGAATATGTCCGCTCTTATGCCTTGATGGGGATGAAAAGAGCGATCGAAGCGAATGAGCTTTCACCGACTGTCTCCACAGGTGCTCTGCCATTCCTTGAGTCTCTGGTTCGACGAGATCAAAACGTCGAAGATGCCGCTCGCATCCTGACGCAACTTGACTCAGCCCGTGCTGCGTCGTTCCTTCTTTCGGACGAAATTTTGAATGACAATCGAAGGTATCTCCACGAAATCCTGCGAGTGATCAATCAGTTCGATCTGGAAATTGGGCGAGATAGGGTCAAGTCGTTGATCCAGACCTACGCCGGCCGAGAGATGAAGTATCCCAACAACTACGCTCTGGGTGAGTCGCTCGCATTGCTCGGTGTACACAAAATGGCCGAGGATGCCGCTCTCCTCGAGGAATTTAGCAATCACCCCGACGACAAGGTGTCCGAGGGCGCGGCTCGCGGGTTGATCGCCAGCCATGGCCTGCAAAACTTTGAAGAACGGATCTGGGAAAAAGAGAAATCTGGCGGCTGGGAGTCTCTCAACAAAGACCAGCAAATGTACCTCGCAGTGTTTTGGCTGGATGCAGAGGTTAATAACGGAGGACATTCTCAGTACTTTTTCAACTCCGCGGGCAGCAACTGGGCGGTTGCGCAAGACGGGTTGAAGGCTATGGGATTTACCGAGCGGCTAGCAATTTTCAATGGCGTATTGAGCTTATTCGGGGAAGAGAAGCCATTCCGCAACCGAGACGAGCGACATGAACAACTTGCTTCCGTCTACGCAAACAACGAGGAGGCTTTCGACAAATTCGACTCGAAATACTATGCAGCCATTGAGAGTGTTGAAGTTCTGTTGCGACGATTTGTGATTCAGAACGCTGAGAGTTTTGTGCAGTAATGGCTGGTGTTGTCGAGTTGTTTCGGAACGACTTTTGTGATTCACTACGACACGCCAGAGATTATGTAAAAGCAAATGCGGCGATGGAGCCGTCGACCAACGATGTGCTGCTTCGCGCCCGCCAACACAACACGCCAATCGTCGTGTGGCGAGACGGCAAAGTCGTTGAGCTCGATCCATTCTCGCTCGAGTTCGGTGATGTCCGCGAAGAGCAACCGCCGGCAAACGAAAAGTAAGTCGCCGATCTGTAATCGGTGTTTCAAAAAATGACCTAACCAACCACCCATTTAGCCAACCACCAAACGACCCCTTTTCCGTTTCTTCACCTCTGGAAAAGGACACTGCTATGCAGGTCGAAATGTGGTCGCTTGATCGAATCAAGCCTTACGAGAATAATCCGCGTTTGAATGACGATGCCGTTGACGCGGTCGTTCAGAGCATCAATGAGTTCGGTTTCCGCCAGCCGATCGTCGTTGACACCGACGGCGTCATCATCGTTGGTCACACCCGGTTCAAAGCCGCCAAGAAAATCGGGTTGACCGATGTCCCGGTTCACGTCGCACGGGACATGGAACCCGACGCGGTCCGCGCCTACCGGATCGCCGACAATCGTACTGGCGAGAACGCCGAATGGGATTTTGATCTACTTCCACTCGAAATGGGAGCGTTGCAAGACGCAGGTTTCAATTGTGAACTGCTCGGTTTCGATGCCGACGAACTGTCGATGCTGCTTGATCCCGGTGTCGGCCAAGGATTGACCGATCCCGATGATGTCCCTGAGCCGCCCGACGACGCTATCACTCAACGTGACGACATTTGGATCCTCGGCGATCACCGTTTGATGTGTGGTGACTCGACCAGCGTCGAAGACCTGGACCGGCTTTTGAATGGCGCGACGATTCAATTGTGCAATACAGACCCGCCGTACAACGTGAAGGTTGAACCTCGTAGCAAGAACGCAATCGCGGCCGGCAACAGTTCCTTCGAAGCTGGCAAGGGCAAGACCAAAGACGGTCCCAAGAAGATGCGTGCCAAGGACCGACCACTGGCCAACGACTTTGTTTCGGACGAGGAGTTCGATCGGCTGTTGAAAGCCTGGTTCGGCAACATCGCTCGCGTTTTGGAACCCGGCCGATGCTTCTATATCTGGGGAGGCTTTTCGAACATCGCAAACTATCCACCCGTGTTGTCATCAAACGGCTTGTATTTTTCGCAAGCCATCATCTGGGACAAGATGCACCCGGTCATGACGAGAAAGGATTTCATGGGTGCCCACGAATGGGCATTCTACGGATGGCGTGAAGGGGCGGGCCACAAGTACTTCGGCCCAAACAACGCGACCGATCTTTGGCACATCAAAAAGATTCCGCCACAACAATTGGAACACCTGACCGGCAAACCGGCGGAACTCGCTGTGAAGGCAATGCAGTATTCGTCTCGCAGGGGCGACAATGTGCTTGACTTGTTCGGCGGCAGCGGATCAACATTGATCGGCGCGGAGCAAACCGGACGCAAGGCGTTCTTGATGGAACTCGATCCGCCGTACTGTGACGTGATCGTCGACCGCTACCAACGATTCACCGGCAAACCAGCGATATTGGAACGGACCGGCGAATCACCGATCCCCGTCGGCAAGCGTGAGGAGAATATGCGCTGAGGTCGCCTACTAGAATTCCTTGCAGGACCAAGTTCCGTCTTCAAAGACATAAACGTACTTGGCACCACAGTTCCTTGCGAATTCGATCAGTGCCGCGATGGTTGGCATCATCGCGGTCGGATTACCGTCAGCAAAGTACTCCGGTTCGCCGGTCTCTCGTTGTAGGCAACGAAGATCGCCGCCGCGGACGAGTGTCTGGGCCTCGGTTTGGTTTGCAAAGTGTTGCATCAGTATTGCTCCAGTGTGGTCAGGATATCCGTCGTAGTGAAGGTAAACCGCGTCGTAGAATCCGTCAGCGCGGCGGACAGCAATGGTCGCACGTGTGGACATGGATGTTGCTCCTTAGTTCGTTTTGTCGGCCTCGGTGGCAACGATTGCCACTTGGTCCGGTGGAATGGAAAGCATCAGTGACCGGTCTGTGTCCCAATCGACATCGACCTGCGTCCAGTCGCCGTGAGGATAGACACCGACGACCGTTCCGGGCGTTCCGGCGGGAATCGGGTCGAAATCATCGGTCATCGAAATTAAGCGTACGCGGTCACCCGCCTTGAGATTGTTTTGCATCGTTTCGGTTCCTAGTTACGAGCGTTGTTGGTTTCGTCGACCAAAGCGGCCACTTCCGAAAGTTGAGCGTTGACCAAGTTCAACGCTCGCACGTGCGTCCATCGCAAGGCCTTGTTGTCCGGCCGAATCATTCGGTCGAGTTGCAACTCGATGTGTTGCAGCAGGTCGCGTGAAATCTGATGAGCGTTTTCGTAAGCCGCAGCCGGTTCGATTGGCCGCGCATTCAAGGTTTGCACTTTCGTCATTTCGTTTCTCCGTTCGTGTTGTTTGAAAAGTCGTTCGTACAACCACACATGAGCCATGGATTTGCCAACACATCAAGCGAAGTCTTCGAAACATTCCAAAACTTCAACATGTTTGTCGTCGGAATACGATTGCCCGCGACGTTGCCGCGTGTGGCGTCGCTCGGGTGCGCCGCGTTGTTACGCCAGTCACGACGAAACGCCCGCACGTTTTGAACGTCGGGCGTTGTCGGCGATGTTCGGACTAGAAGCCGAGCGGCACCAAAACATGGGCGTTCCTGCCCGTGATCGCGAACTCTTCGCCGGCTATTGTCCTCGCAAAGATCACGTCTCCGTGGCGGACCAAGTATTCCACCAAACCGGCTTCAAAGTTGTAGCCGGCAATCGACCGCAGTTCGTAACCCATGTCGGGTTCGGGCGCTGCGGTTTCTCCTTCGGCCAAGTCGTTGACCTGGCGGACGTCGCAAATAAACTTCATGGCTTCGTCCTATGCTCTCGCCGTGAACCGGCCTCGTTCCGTTTTAACGAAGCGGCTTTCATCGCCGCGTTTCATGTCGCGGAGGATCGCCGAGTACAGCGTGGCGTGCGGAGTCTTACCGCCAGGGCTTTCCCACAGTCCGGCGTCGACCATCGCGGTAATCATCTCTTGCGAGTTCATCGGTTCGCCGCTGTCGGTCAGAACCTTCAACGCGGCTTTGACGCAAGAGAGCTTCTTTTCGCCACCGGCGTTATCGTTCGTTTTCTTCTCGACGCGTTTTCGTGCCCGCGTTTCGCTTGCGGGCGTTTCGGTTGCCGGCGTCACAGTGGCTCGCGCCAAACCGTGCAACCGACCGGCCGTTTTGATTCGCACCTTCTTTCCCGTCGAAAGATTCGTGGCGTCCCAGCCTCCATTATGGTTTTCTGCTTCAATACGCACCGTCACCTTTTTGTTGGTGACCGTTGCGAAGTATTCGCCGCCAATCTTTACGTCTGCCTTCTTCATCGTTCGTTCTCCGTTTGGGTTTCGTTCGTGGATGGCTGCCATCGTCAGGCCGCGGGAACCACCCGCGACAACGCCCGTTTGCGTTTCGGCTTTCGTTCTTGCGAGTCGTGCCGCGGTTCCGTCCGCGGCGTTTGCCTCGCTGCGTGCGGGTTACACAACCGCGCCCAAGAGGCTCTTGTTGAGCCGGTCGAGCATCTCGCAAAAGATGTAGTGCTCTTCCAAAAGCGGGCCGTTCGGTCCCAGGTCCGCGTCGGCCTTTTCGAGGGCGTCGACCAAGGGGCGAAGCTCGTCGGCAATCTTGTAGTACGACTGGCGAATCTCTTGGTAGGTCTCCGGGTCGAGCTTTCGAATCTCGGTGCGAAGGGCGGCGACTTTGGTCTTTTGGGCTTCGTTCATGGACATGGTTTTGTCTCTCGTATAAAAGGGTTTGAACTCGTTTTGCCGTTTGGCGTTAAAACACATGAGCCATGCATTTCGCAACACAGCAAGCGAAGCCTGGGAATAATTCGCAGTCTTTTTCGATGTTTCCAAACGCCGCCGACGTTCGCGTTTGTGGGCCGGAAAAAGATGTCGGCATGGTTTGCCGTTTGTTGGCAACCTCGCGTAACTCGGGCTAACATCGGCGGCGATTCAACGAGAAACGGCCGCGTTGGCGAGCGCGGCCGAAAGGTTGCGGGTGGGAATCTATTCGCCGGCTGGAGCAACGAAATCCTTCAATTCCTTGAGCCGTTCGCAAAGGTGCTGCAGCGATCCGACGTGTTCCCAATTGATGGGATGGTCGGCATCGGGGGCCGGCATGTCTTCGACGAGTTGGTGAAGGTCTTCGAGCAAGGTCAATGCCCGGACATGCGCGGTGGTGTAAGCGTCTTCGACTCGAGCGGTGTTCTTTGCCATAGTTGGGTCTCCGTTGTTGGAAAGAGGAAATGCGTTTGTGTTGACATACATGAGCCATGCGGTTTCAGAACAAGCAAGCGGAGTTCGGGAAAGTTTCTAATGGTTTCCCAAACTCACTTTCGCTGGCCGCGATTAGCAATCGCGGCATGTCTCCCAAGCCCGTTTGCTGCCGTAGCAGATCTGGCCCCCTTCCACGATGTAGATCGTGTTGTCCTCGGCAACGTCTTGGTCGTCGAAGTACTCGCTGGGGTCGTCTTCGCTGGCCTGGTTCATTTCGATGCCGCTGGTAACACCAGCGATGTGGTTCTCGAACGGCCAGTTCTCCTGCGTCATCAACCGTATCTCGGCGTCGCCGCCGTGTTCTTCTGCGTATTCGGTCAACAGGTTGATCAGGGTTTCAAGCGTCATGTTTGGTTCTCCGTTTGGGTGAAAGTAAATGCGTTTCGTATGTCCACACATGAGCCATGGATGTCGGATTATCTCAAGCTAGTTTCGAGAGGAATCTGCAGTCTTTTTCATTGTTTCTGGATCTCGCCGACGTGGCCCACGAACGCACCGTGTGTAGCAAGCGATAACAGTGGCCTTCTATTACTTACCTATGCCGTTTCGCCCCCACGTTGCCCAAAGTTCCCACTAGAAACGAAGAGACGCCGCGATCTAGTTCGCGGCGTCAATCGGGCGGGGAGCCGGCCGTTAAGCCGCCCGGTCATACTTACGGGCCATTTCCAAAAGTTTCCTTTTGGTTGCCTTCCAGTCGCAGGTTTGGTCGGCGGCCGAAAGTTCGCCGAACCGTTTGTTTCGCAGTTCGCCCTTGTACCAACCCTTGGTCCAGCCGAGCCGGTAGAAGAGCCGGTTCAGTTCCGTTTCGCCTTCGCCCGCGCCGGGGCGATCCCAGCAGCTCTTGGTTCCAGGTTTTTTCGCGTAGTCCCATCCGCTGCAGCGTTTTGTATTCAAGGCGAGCTCTACCAAGCCGATGCACATTTGAATGTAGCCGAGAGCCTTGGCCTTGTTGGTCGTACCGGCGAAGGCCCGGAATTCGATTCGGTTTCGGCCGCGAGCCAAGTGTGTCAGGTTCAAAAGGTGGTAGCGGTCCGATTCGCAGCGTCGTTTGGCTTCGTCTTTGTTGCCGTAGGCTTTGACCGTTTTGGCCCAGTTGGTTCGTTCGCGTCGTTTCGTTCCCGTCGATGCGTAGATGGCTCGTTCGTGGTTTCCGACCAAGCTGATCAGGCGGGAAAGGGCCGCGGCGTCGCCGTTGAATTCGATCGTGACGTGTACGCCGCAAGAGTAGTTTACCCGTGCGCCGTGTTCGTTGATTTTGTCGAGGGCGTCTTCTACTTGGCGGAGCCCTTGGTAGCCGCGAAGTTTCGGCGATACGAATTCGCATCCTTTGCGGTTGGGGGCGAGCGTTCGAATGCTGCTGTCGCGTTCGGCTTTCCATCCCGTCGGCAGCCAAGGGACCTGCGTTCCGTTGTGGTATCCGCCGATCGGCGTTGTGTCGTTCGAGGGCAAGGTCGTTTCGAATTCGATACCGAAGGCGATGTTGTTGGCGTGCATGTTTGTGTCTCCGAAGGGTGTGTAATTCGTTCGTGTTAATACACATGAAGCCATGGCTTTCGGGACACCTCAACTCAATTCTGGCAGTAATGTTTCAGTAATCTTTAGGTTCTTTTGTTCGCCCACACGCCCCCAGTTTTGGCCCAACATGGCCTTCCAAAACATGCGGCCGACCATGGAAAACATGCATTCATTCGCGACAGTCGCCGACCTGTGCGGCCTGTTGCCAAATTCCCCTAGAGGCTCGTTATGGAAGACAAACCGAAACCCATCAATGTCAAACGGCTACCGGTGGAACAGCTCGCCAAATTGTTAAGCAGTGCCTACAGACAACGCGTGCCGCTTGAGAAAATCACTGCCGACATTGAATCCGGCGCACCAACCAACGCCGACGGAACGGTCAACGTCGTTGACTACACCGCTTGGCTATTGCAGGAGAAACACCGTGGCGATTGATATTCTTAGAATGAAGCCGAGCGAGTGCTGTCGAACGCTCAATAGCACTTCGCTGGCAACGGTGATCAACGAACGGCAGCTCTATCGCTACCGAACCGAAGCAGGCCTTCGCATCGGTGACGGAACGCACGTGAACTTGTTGCAGTTCACTGCTTGGCTAATCGAGAAACGCCACACACCAAACCCGCCTGCCGATGCAGATCCCTACGGCAAGGTTAAAGACAAGGCTCGAGCACGAAACGCTGCGATCGCTCTGGCAGGTCGCGACATCGGTGGCTTGCCAGTCGTTGAGGATCCGCAGCGTAAAACGATGGCAGCCAATAGCTTTCGCTTTTTCTGCGAGGCGTATTTTTCGCTGACGTTTCACCTGCCTTGGTCGCCGGACCACTTGAAGGTGATCGAGCGCATTGAAGAAGCCGTCGTTCGCGGCGGACTATTTTCGCTAGCGATGGCACGCGGTAGTGGCAAGAGTTCGCTTGCGGAGGTTGCCTGCATCTGGGCAGTGCTCAATGGCTATCGTGATTTCGTCTGCCTGATCGGTAGCGACGAAGGTCACGCTTGCGACATGCTCGATTCAATCAAAACCGAACTGGACGCCAACGAACTGCTACTGGCCGACTACCCAGAGGTCTGTTTCCCAATCCAAGCGTTGGACGGCATCTCCAACCGGGCCAACGGACAACTCTATCAAGGCAAACGAACCCAAATCGGCTGGACCGCGAAAGAGGTCGTTCTACCGACGATCGCTGACAGCAAGGCGAGCGGCGCAATTATCAAGGTCGCCGGATTGACCGGACGCATCCGCGGCATGAAGTTTAAACGCCCTGATGGCAAGACAGTAAGACCTTCGTTGGTTGTCTTAGATGACCCTCAGACGGACGAGTCCGCGAGATCACTTTCGCAATGCGCGAACCGTGAAGCGATCCTCGCTGGCGCGGTGCTTGGACTCGCCGGACCTGGCAAAAAGATCTCCGGCATCATGCCATGCACAGTGATCCGCCCCGGCGACATGGCTGACAGCATTCTGGACCGCGACAAGCATCCCGAGTGGAACGGTGCGAGGACACGAATGGTCAACTCGTTCCCAACCAACGAAACGCTGTGGGAACGCTACGCCGAGATTCGTGCCGAAGGTTTGCGTGCTGGCGACGGTGGCGCTGCGGGTACGGAGTTTTATCGCCAGAACCGCCGGGCAATGGACGAAGGTGCTGAGGTTTCATGGAAACAACGCTTCAATCACGACGAGCTGTCGGCGATCCAACACGCAATGAATTTGAAGCTGCAAGACGAAGCGGCCTTTTTCGCCGAGTACCAGAATGAACCATTGCCGGTAGAAACCGTAGATGCCGACCAACTCACCGCCGAGCAAGTCGCCAATAAGATCAACGGAATGAGTCGGTGTTGCGTCCCGATTTCCGGCAACCATCTCACTGCTTTCATCGACGTCCAGGGCAAACTACTGTTCTACGTTGTCGCCGCCTGGGAGGACGATTTCACCGGCTACGTCGTCGATTACGGATCATTCCCCGATCAGAAGCGTCCCTACTTCACGCTCCGCGACGCCAGGCACACGCTCGCGACCGAAGGCACCGGCCTCGAAGGCTCGCTCTATGCCGGCATGGAAAAGCTGACCACCGACTTGCTCGGCCGAGAATGGCAACGCGACGACGGCGCGGCTATGAAGATCGAACGCTGCCTCATCGACGCCAACTGGGGCCACTCCACCAACGTCGTCTACCAGTTCTGCCGACAAAGTCCCCACGCATCGATCCTTCTTCCTTCACACGGTCGTTTTGTTGGCGCATCCTCTAGTCCTTTCAGCGAATACAAACGTCGGCCTGGCGATCGAGTTGGCCTCAACTGGCGAGTCCCCTCGGTCCACGGCAAGCGAGCGATCCGCCACGTCATTTACGACACGAATTGGTGGAAGTCGTTCACGCACGCCCGACTCGCCGTCGCGATGGGCGATCGCGGTTGCCTTTCCATCTTCGGCGACCGCGCCGAGCAACACCGCCTGTTCGCCGAGCAAGTCACCGCCGAATACTTCGTCAAGACAGAGGGGCGCGGACGAACTGTGGACGAATGGAAGGCGAGGCCAGAGCAACCCGACAATCACTGGCTCGATTGTCTTGTCGGATGTGCCGTTGGAGCTTCGATGCAGGGTGCGTTGCTGTTTGGGACGGATAATCATGTGGCTAGCCGTCGCGAACGAGTTAGTTTCAAAGAGCTTCAACGCCGAAAGAAGGGATAATCGCAAGGTTTGCAAAGTTACTTGGTGGCTAGAGCGTGCTCCGGCGTCGGCCACCGGAGAGTCTACGCCGCTTGGAAAGACTTGCGCCGGCCTGAGGAACTCGTCCAGTTTTGTCGGCTAATAGTGAGTTGTAACGTACGGGACCGCAAGCGATTGCCTGCTTTGAGTCTTGGTACTTATTCTTACTTGGAACCTTTTTTTCTTCGCCGACAAAGTGATGGTGTAATTGGTCGAATATGTGTTAAGCGAGTAGTCTTGTCAGCGATAGCAAATTTCCACACGCATCGGCCCGGAGAGGGCCTCCATTTCAGATTCAGTAAACTCACATAGGCTACATTCGACACACAGCAAGCAGAAGGTCTTGAGCCATTCTGGAAGAATATTTTCGAACCGACCACCACGATAATTCTGATAGGACGTCCTCCACAAACTAAGCTCTTCATAGAAGATCTCTAGACGCTTTTGTTCCGCTTTGTTCAGTCGCGAACGATCCGATTCGTATCGACAAAACGCTCGCTGTATGGCAGGTGCAGCCGGGTGAAGCGAGTTGAAGTGTGTACACAATATCGACGATCTGCTAAACCTGCTCTCGATGGACAGGACGCAAACACAATCACTCATTTCCCCCGAAATCGGAAAAGCTTTAAATTTTGAATATCCTAAATGAAACGTCTCGCGTTCAGCAAAAACTTCTCTTTTTCGACGGAGCGTGAACAGGTGATAGTCGCCGTCTATCAAGTGTCCATGGAATCCAGTTACTTCAAAAACTCTCGAGATTATGTTGCGAAACACTGCGCTGAGTGAAAGCCATTCTGCTGCAACATTATCACGATAACAGAATCCAAGGCTGTCCACTACAACTTCACGACCATGGCCTAGGACACGTTCTGAGTCACAGCGAACACCTTTGAGCCATTTCTCAATGTCTGGCCATTGCTTAGAATGGCGACGGTCAGTCATGAATGCGTTGGAGACAGTCTCGATTTCGTTTGGAAGCTCTCCAACAGTTTTGAGAAATAGTTCGCCATTGCCATGAAATACGCCGATAGGAAAACTAACCATTGGAAATACATTGCCGATCTCACATGGCCAATAGCGTTTGACTCGAGCGACGACACGACAACGTTCAGCTAAATTACCTTTTTCGAAGTCATTGCCAAACGTCTTTCGCACATAATCGTTGATTGTATCAAAGACAATTTTACGTACCGGATCAATTGAATTGCGGATCGCCCTTCGTGACAATGTTACCTTCAATTCCGTGGCGACAGGATTGAGGTTTACCGCGAAGTGAGGTCTTGGACTGCCACCAGCAAAACATTGCATTTCAAAATTGCACTCAGGCACCTTGATTCCCTGAACAAAGACATCTACGTTATCTTTGGACCGTATGCTAGGAGGGACACAGTCGTCACTAGTTGGATTGCTAGGGCTTGGGGGCGGCGACGGCCAGCGAACATGGACTGTGTTTGTTAGGTTTTTGACAGAAGCATTGGTGCCCCATTGGCCGACCCCTTCAATAACGTATGATTCTAACAGATCGTCGGATGGTTCAAGGAATCTGATCGTGCCACTGAATTCAATGCCATCAATCGTGCGGCAGAATGTTAGTTGCCGTTCGGTATACAAAACTCCTGAATGCCCTTGAGCAATCGCATCAATGTAGATTTCGGGAAGCGGATAATTGGAGTGTTTGTAGAGCTCATACGCGGGGTATTGAAGGCTGAGGTTCTTGCACTCTTCAGCGGTCGAATCGGCAGAGACAATCAAAGTATGCATGCCCCCTTCATCGATGAGGATGGGCGTGGGGCAGAACCCCGCTAACGACTTAAGGTAACTTGTCGCATTGAAGCCCCCGCAATTTGCAAGCCAACTATTAGTTAGCTTTTGTTCTGACAGTACTACCTCTACCGACGTGCCAATTGGGCCCGTGTTTTCGCCTAAGTTGCTGACACGAAATTGCTGTGTAGGCTCCGAGATTTCAACCAGAAGCCCTTCGGAAGATCCCCACCTGGGATCTTTTCTTGTTTGTATTGTAACTAAATCCGCTACCTCAAAGCAACTCAGCAACCCAACGCCAAATCGTGAGATGGGTTTAATTTCGCTTTTAAGCCTCTCGAAATCTTTGCTTATGTAGTAGCTTTTTCCGATGCATGCCAAATACTCAGTGACGATATATTGATCCATCCCCACACCGTCGTCCGTTATCGATATAGTTGGATTTCCGGCGTTATCGTGCGTAACGACAAACCGTATCGACTGTCTTCCTGGCGAAGCGTCATTGTCGGCCTTGTAAAGATCTGCCCTTAAGCGAGTGGCATCGATTGCATTTTGAAGCAACTCTCGTAAAAACACGTAAGGGTCGCTATCGTAGATTTCCCCACCAATCAATTTGATCATGGCTGTCCGATCGAATTTGAAACGGATATCTATTGGGACAAAACCTACCGGTTGCACCTGCCAGTCCAGTTCGATGTTTCCCAGTCCATAGTTCAAACATGCACGCAATGCCTGGATGTTTTCTTCAATTTGAGCGTGACAATAGCGTTTGAGATCAAGCAGTGCAGAGAAGAGTCTGTGATCAGATGTCTTGCCGTGTACGCATATCTGCCTGGGGATGTTGGCTTCTTCGCATGAGTCGATCGACACCGCATCAAGGATGTGATGTTTCTTCCATTCGGTAGCGGAGTACATGTTTTTCGGATTCACGAATTTCCACAAAGAATATGGGGTTCGATTGCTTCCGATGTCCAGGAGGTCAATGAGCCGCATGTAAATGGCAAGAGCCTTCAAGTTGACTTGTTTTCCAGCCACCGGCCTCTTCTCGCCCATGCATCGAATATCCGAGATTTCCATGCCGTGAGCGGCTGAAACTTCACCGACTGCGATACCGAGATGCCGAGTGTCTTCCTTGAAATACGCTTCAATCCGTTGCCTGCTCCGTTCGGCGTGAGTCAGACGCACATAGTTTCGCCACAATTCCTTTTCTACCATTGCCTCCTCCCTCACAAACCCAAATTGATTTGTCTCGATGCCTGCTTCGTTCGCAAATTGGGACCATAGGTGGTGTTCCTTTGGAAGAAGTGCAAATGCAGTGTGCTGCGGTGGTTTGCCGGTCACGATGGCAGATTTCTCATCGTTACTCACTGCCATACCCCAGTCATGGCCGTAAATAGAGCATGCCAATATGCATGCTTCCACACCGTTCAGCTGTTCGACCTTGCTGTCGAGCAACTCATCTACTATGCGAAATAGTGATTGGATGTGATTGGACTCGTCATGTGGCGTAAACTCGTCGAATAGCTGATTAGTTTGTGCTAGTAGTGGAGCGACATGTGATGCGAAATTGCGAACGATCGAATCAAGAGTGCTAGGTAGTGTTGAGTCCTTGCTTGTCGCTTCAAGCCTCGAGGTAAGCTTGCATGTAGGGAGGTCGTGCATCTATGCGTTCCTGAAAGCGTGCTGTCGGTCGAGTACAATTTGTATGCCGGTGTTTTCTCCCGCAAGCATAGCACAGCGGAGGTTATCCGCTTAGGGCGGGAAAAAGGTACGGGTGAGGAAAAGGTACGCGGACTTTTTTTTGCGGAGTTGCAGGTCGGTTTCAGCGTTCCGGTGGCCGACGCCGGAGCCGATTTCTCTTTTCTCCGGCATGCTCCGGCTTCATCGTTCGGAGCGTTGGACGGTCCCGTGACTCCGTCCCAACATACCTCGCTTTGATGCAGTATCCGCTGGGCTAGAAGTCCCCGCATCGTATTACAAGAGGGCCTACCGGCTCTTGGAACGAGATATTGGTGCCAAAAGCTAGCGTGCCGATGAGTTTTAGCACTCTTGGGAACGGGAGTTCGTGGATTGAGGCCGGACCGCCACCCTGCCGGCCGTATCAACTTCGCCATAGCTTCGGGAACTGCAACTAAATGAAGCTGCGCAAGCGAAATTGCATCTTTTTTCCCTGGCGTTCCGCCAGAATGCCTCGGGTGAGAGTAGTTCAAGGGGTAGAGAGCCTACTCACTTACACCAACGCAGTTGCGAGCCTTTGCCAAACAACCTCGAAGACGAGATTCACGAAAACGCCACCGGGCCTGCGAAGGCTTCGGGCGATGCGGGGTCGGTCGAACAGCACAAGTTGACCGAACAGATCGCGGCCGACAAACATCTCGCTAGTAAAGATGCCGTTCGTAAGCCGAATCGCGGTTTGCGGTTTAACAAGATCGTGCCGCCATCGGCTGGCTGATTTCTCTGTCACACAACACGACCAAAAGGGCTGCCGGGGACGGCAACAGGAACAAGCAAGGATGCTGAAACGTCTGTCAGGGATAATCGAGCAATTGCGTGGCGGGAATGTGTCTCCTTCTGCCACCTCTGGACGCTCGCCCCGGCAGCCCTTTTTTTCGCGGCTTCGTGCCAAGTACGACGCTGCGAATACGACGCTCGACAACATGAAACATTGGTCCCGTGCTGATGGTCTGTCGGCCGCCGCGGCGAATAGTCCTGACGTGAGGCGAACGCTTCGCAATCGTTCGCGATACGAGGTCGCGAATAACAGCTACGCTCGCGGGATAACATTGACGCTGGCGAATGATGTCGTTGGCACTGGACCGCGTTTGCAAATGCGGACGCCGGATGATGCCGCGAATCGTTTTGTTGAAGCAGAGTTTTTCGCTTGGGCCGAAGCGGTTGGTTTGGCCGAAAAGCTGCGAACGATGCGGCTGGCTCGTGTTTCCGATGGCGAATCGTTTGGATTGCTGACCAGCAACGAACGTGTCGACACGACGGTAAAACTCGACATGCGACTAATTGAGGCAGACCAAGTCGCCTCGCCGACGCTGGTCGCGGACCGCTCACGATACATCGACGGCATTCAGTTTGATGCCGACGGAAACGCGATCAGCTACGACGTGCTTCGCGAGCATCCTGGCGATGTAACGTTCACGAGCGACGAAAGATATGACACGGTGCCTGCCGCCGCGGTGCTGCACTATTTCCGTTGTGATCGGCCGGGACAGATTCGTGGTATTCCCGACATCACGCCGGCACTGCCATTATTCGCACAACTTCGCCGGTTCACGCTCGCGGTACTTGCGGCTGCCGAAACGGCCGCCGATTTCGCCGGGATTCTCTACACCGACGCGCCGGCCAATGGTGAAGCCGACGCTGCCGAACCATTCGAGCCAATCGAACTCGAGAAGCGAATGCTGCTCACGATGCCCGGCGGATGGAAGATGGCTCAAATGAGGTCGGAGCAACCTTCGACCACATACGCAGAGTTCAAGAAAGAGATCCTCAACGAGATCGCTCGTTGTTTGAATATGCCATTCAATGTCGCTGCTGGGAATTCTAGCGGTTACAACTACGCCAGTGGGCGGCTCGATCACCAAACCTACTTCAAATCGATCCGTGTTGAGCAAACCCAACTCGCTCGCGTCGTTCTGGATCGCTTGTTGAATGCTTGGCTTCGCGAAGCCATCCTCATCGAGGGCTATCTGCCCAATTCGCTTCGCACGCTCGACTCGACGTTCGAGCATCAATGGTTTTGGGATGGTCACGAGCATGTGGATCCCGCCAAAGAAGCCAACGCCCAAAAGATCCGTCTCTCAAATCATACGACTACTCTGGCCATCGAATTTGCGCGGCAGGGGCGTGATTGGGAGACGGAACTCAAACAGCGTGCCAAAGAAGTATCGCTGATGCGTGAGCTTGGTCTATCGGCCAGCGATGAAACACAACCCCAACCCTCAACCAAGGTCACGGAAGACAATGCCGAAGACAACGCCAGTCCGTAGCTATCAGTCTGTAGTCTGTAGCGAAGAGGATTCCCTCCAGACTCAAGACTCCGGACTCAAGACTAACAATGTCCCCAGTTCACTGCGAATCGTTTGTGATGATGCGGCGACGATTACTCTCGCCGCGGCCGAAACGCCGGAAGAAGGCAAGCCTTCGCTGCGCAAGTTTTCAATGACGGCTTACACCGGCGGTGCGATGCGACTGGGAGGTTGGCCCTACCCAGTCGTCGTCGACTTGGCCGGTATGCGGGTGACTCGCAAGTCGCGACCAATCCTGAAAGACCACGATCGTGGAAGCATCGTCGGACACACCGACGACATCGCGATCACCGACAAGTCGCTCGAAGTCGCTGGCACGATCTCGGGCGTCGGAGCGACCGCGCAGGAAGTGATCGCTACCAGCGAAAACGGATTCCCATGGCAAGCGTCGCTCGGGGCGAGTGCCGACAAGGTTGTCTTCATCCCTGAAGGCAAGACTGCGAAAGCGAACGGACGAGAATTCAGCGGCCCAGTCTACGTCGCTCGCAAGTCGACGCTTGGCGAGGTGAGCTTCGTCGCACTGGGTGCCGACGATGACACAGAAGCTCGCGTCGCCGCAGGTCAACATACCGATGATCCTGATGAAACCACGGAAAACATGGACGATCTCGAACCCGTTAATGCTAGTTTGAATATGAGCACGAAGCCAAAAACGAACCAAGACTCGTCCGCGGTCGATCAAATGCGGGCCGAAGCGGCAACGGAGTCACGCCGGATCGCCGGCATTCGCAAGATATGTGCCGGCAAGTACTCCGACATCGAGGCCGATGCGATCGAACATGGATGGAGCGTCACCAAAACGGAGCTTGCTGTGCTGAGAAGTGAACGACCGAAGGTGCCCGAGCAATCTGCATCGAAGCCGAGTTTTACCCGTGAAATCCTCGAAGCCGCGGCGTGTCTTTCGGTCGGTATCGACGAGAAGACGCTACTGGCCAGTTATGGTGAACGCACTTTGAACCAGGCTGATCCGATGCGTCACATCGGCTTAAAGGAACTGGTCGCCGAGTGCGCTCGTATGGAAGGGATCGACGTTCCTCGCGTCTTCGGTGACGGGACTGCCACGATCCGCGCTGGCTTCTCGACGATGAGTCTGCCGAGCATCCTTGAAAACGTGATGAACAAGACGCTGTTGGCGGCTTACACCAACACACCAATCGCTGCGTTTGATCTGTGTAGCGTGGGAACGGTGTCGGACTTCAAGGAAGTCTCGCGTTACCGTTTGCTCGGAACGGGCGGTTTCGAACAGGTCGCTCCAGACGGTGAACTGAAGCACGGAAAGTTGTCGGAGCAGAAGTACAGCAACAAGGCCGACACCTACGGTCAAATCTTGATGCTCACTCGGCATGATATCATCAATGATGATTTGTCGGCCTTCATGGATATCCCGCGTCAAATGGGTCGCTCGGGTGCCGAGTCGATCGACGATCTGTTCTTCACGCTGCTCTTGAAGAATTCTGGGTTCTTCGCGGCCGGCAACGGCAACTTGCTCACTGGAACTGACACCAAGTTCGGTGCCGACAGCCTGACCGTTGCCAAGACGACGTTCCGCAAGCAGAAGGCGGGTCCAGGGTCGAAAGCCAAAGATCAAAAGCCGATCAACATTCGGCCCGAGTACTTGGTGGTTCCTGTCGAGCTGGAAACCGAAGCGGAACTGTTAATGGGATCGGCCCAGTTGATGATGGACGCCCAGGGTTCACCGACCAAGATTCCAGTCGACAACCCGCACCGCAACAAGTACCGCGTCATCAGCACGCCACACTTGTCGGATTCGTACTACACCGGCGCGAGTGGCAAGGCTTGGTATCTGTTCGCTACCGGAGCAACCTGCTGCGAACTTGCCCAATAAGCTGCATCAACGCAACTGGACCGGCAAGCTCAACCAAGGCAGCTGCGTCCACGCGTCGCTCGTCAATCACTTGCGGTGGCTCAACGAGTACGAACTCGGCGAGCGTTGGCGAGCGACCTACAGCGATGGCGAATGGGACTCGCGATTGCGAAGCCGACTCGATGCCGCCGACATCGACTACAGCTACACGATCAAGGCCGACCCGCGGTTCCTTGATTGGGCGACGGCCACTCGGCGCGGTGCAATCCTGTGGTGGAAACCGGCCCACTGCTGCACCTTCGTCGGCTGGGTCAATCGCGACGGTCGGCAATACGCAGCGATTCTCGACAACAACTATCCCGGCCGCTTTGAACTCACACCGCGCGAACAATTCGTTCGCCTCTGGGCTGGCTACGGCGGATTCGCACTCACGGTCCTCGACGACCCGACCAGCTCCTTGCCCTATCGAAGTTATGAGGTGTTTTGATGTTTGTGAACGATGGAATCCGGATTCGATTGAGCATGGGCCTCGTCGCCTTGGCGATCATCCACGCACTATTGCTAGGTGGAGTGTTCACGGCACTGCGACCATGTTCGACCGTCCAGCCAGAGGATAACGCATGGAATGTACCCAATGCGGTTTCGCCCGCTCCACGCGTTGGCAGAATCGAAAAGTTCGATGAGCCACACTCAGTGAACCTGAGTGCGCAAGGTGAAATCAAACAGCAGTCTGTTTCGATTTGCCCAACATGCGAACCGACGACGATCTATACGCCGACGATCGCACCTCGGCCTGCGTTACCGACCGCGGCCCCCCAGCCTCAGCCAACGACGAAGAAGTATCAAATCGCTTTGTTCATCGGCAGTGATGCGAAGAGCAAGCAACTACTCGACTGGTTCAATCACGACCCGAAGCTTTACAAGCTACGAAACGCGTGCGACTTCCAAGTCTACACGTCGGGAAACGCACTCTACCGAACCCGTTTCGCGAGCATCGTCCCCGTTGAACAGTTCCCCGTCGTGCTGTTTCAAGACAACACTGGCGGACACGTTCATGCCGCGGGCCGAACCATGTTGCCGGCAACGGCAGCCGAACTCTACGCCGACCTTCGCCAGGGTTACCAACTGTATCAACAGACTCGGCAGGCCCAAAAGACCGGTGCGTTGAAAACGCGAGGCTATTCGTGGGACGACGCGATCTCGCCCAAATTGCAACTCAACTCCGAGGATTGTCCCGACGGTTACTGTCCGGTTGAACCATCGGATAGTTGGCGTCCGTTCGATCGCGACCGAGATCGTGACGGCGTCCGTGACCTATTGTTCGACAGGGCGAACGAAACTCGCAATGCCTTGCTTTGGGCATCGGCAGGCGAACTGGCAACCATCGCGATGATCGTGCTGGCCGTCTTTCTACTCGGATTCATTCTCATCAAGCGAGGTATGTGAACAAATGACGTTACTAACCGGAATCGCGACCGTGGTGGTGCTGGTGTTGATCGCCGTCGCCTTGTTGCCAACGAAGAAACGCGACAAAGACAGCAATCAATCAGCCAGCGTTATCAATCCGTTTCATTCGCCGGCCAATCCAGTCAATCTGCGTGAGCAGCAATTGCAGGAAGAGTCAGAAGCGATCGCCAGCGAGTATCAACGGCGATCGAATGAGGCGTGGCTGGATGATTTGAGCGACAAGGCATCGACGCTATTGAAAGCTCCAGCGAAACCCGCGGCTCGCAAATCGTGACCGACATGCTGCATCACGGGCAGTCTTGGTTGGCCGACAAACTGACCAAGCACGCTTCTCGCAGCGTGGTCTATCGCCGCGATGAACTCGGTGTCGAACTCTCGGCCACGATTGCAAAGAGCGAGTACGAACAGGACGACGGCGACGGCGTTATCACCCGTGCCCAAGTACGTGACTTTCTGATCGACACCGACACCTTGTTGTTGTCGATTATTGGATCGCTTCCCCGGCGTGGTGACTGCATTGTCGAAGTCGACGGTGATACAACGTTCATTTTTGAGCTGATGTCGATCGGCAACGAGCCACCGTGGCGATACAGCGATCCCTTCCGCGTCAAACTCCGCATTCACACCAAACTGGTTGACACGATCACATGACAGCAACACCTGCAACCGTCATTCAAATTGCCGAATGCGTCGTCGCGGAGATCAACGCCGGCGAGTTTAGCAAGACGAACCTCTCCGCACAGCGACTGTACGTCCCCAACTTCGATCTCGAAGATATGAAGGAACTGCGAGTCACGGTTGTGCCGCGCGAGGTGGAATACCTGCCTCTCGATCGAGTAACGAACAAGTACCACGCCACGATAGACGTCGCAGTCCAAAAGAAGTTCAGCAAGGGCGATGCAAAAGAGATCGACCCGTTGGTGCTCTTTGTCGAAGAACTGGCTGACTACTTCCGGCTCAAGCGACTCAATTCGTTCGTTGCAGCTCGCTGTATCAAGGTTGAAAACTCAGTCCTGTACTCCTCCGAGCATTGGACGCAGTTCAATCAATTCACGAGCCTACTTTCGTTGACGTTTGAGCTGGCGAAATGATGCAATTTCGGGCTCGCGTGCGATTCACGCCGGGCCAACTGAAAAAGAAGGTCAGCCAAGCGACTTTCAAAAGCATGAATCATGCTGCCGGCACCATCCGGATGACCGCTAAACGATCCATCCGCAAACGCAAGAAACCATCCAACCCAGGATCGCCGCCCAGTTCGCCGACCGGAATGCTGCGTCGTGTGCTTCGCTACGAAGTCAACCGCGATCGCGGTGAAGCAGTCATTGGCCCAGTCAACGAGATTGCTGGCCGACTGTGGAACCTGCACGAGTTCGGTGGCGTTGTTACCAAGCGACGCAAACTGAAACGACATCGGTTCCGTGTTGGCGAGTTTGGGCCGATCCGTGCGAAACAACCCGGCAAATTTGCCCGTATAAGACTGCTCACCGTCGCCCAAGCCAACCGAGCCACACGCCTGATCGAACAAGAGAACGAACGCCGCGGTGCCAACAATCCGCGTCGCTACCCCGCACGCCCGTTCATCCGTCGATGGGGATGCAATGAAGCTGTGTCGTGAACGGTTGCGTCCCGTATTTGGACTCATCCCAGCAAGATGGCGTGAACTCGAAAGGGACGAAGAACAGTTAGTCACGCTGACCACACAGCAACAAGTTGTACTTGATGGGTTGAGTGACAATCGTCGACTTGCAGTTCGCGGCGGTGCAGGCACCGGAAAGACGATGCTCGGACTTTGGCGCGCCGTTGAATACGCGAGAGAAGGTATCGACACGCTGTTTCTTTGTTTTAATCGACAATTGGGCCAGTGGCTGAATGAGCGCATGGACGAGGAACTTAGTTCCACCACTCGGAAGCATCTACAAGTCAATACATTCCACGGTTTGTGTCGCGAGTTCTATCGCCGGGCAAGGATTCCATTCTCGCCGCCCCAAGATCCGCAGCAGAAGGCCGACTTCTGGGCCAATGTCGTTCCGAACAAGATGTTTGATGTTCTACTTGACGAGGTTCCAAGCCTCCGATTTGAAGCGATCGTGGTTGACGAAGCCCAAGACTTTCGAAGCGATTGGTGGCTCGTAATCGAATCGCTCAATCGCGAGACAAATGGTCGTTTAGCAATTTTCTACGACCCCAATCAGAATATTTTCACTGATGAGAACACCATTCCGCAGACGGACGCAGTCTTCAATCTGAAGATCAATTGTCGAAACACGCGTGAGATACACGACTATTCAGTGAAAATGATGAATGCAGACGTGCAATCAAGCCCACGAGTTCCTGCTGGACTAAAACCTATCGAAATTGAAGTCGCTGATAGCCCGCAACAGCGTGAGCAATGCGAATCGTTGATCAAGTCATGGAAAACAGATTATCGAATTAGCCCAAACCGGCTTGCGATCCTGTCGCATCGCAAGCTGGAGCGATCCTGCTTCAATGGAGTTTCTCGCGTCGCAGGGATGCCAATCACGAGCGACTTGAACGAGTGGAAGAAGGGAAACGGAGTTTTGTTCTCCACCTTCGCCGCATTCAAAGGTCTAGAAGCCGATGCAATCGTCTTACTTACGTCTCGCCCCTCGCCACCTTCTGCAAGTGATTTCTACGTGGCTACGTCGAGGGCGAAGCATCTACTTGCAGTCATCGAGACAACCGAAGCGTAGGCGTCGTCTCGACGAAGCAGGCACTTAAATAGCAAAGCCGCGACGTTTTGCAGCGATTCTGACGATGTGTGACAAAGTCTCGGAATTCTGGGAGACAGGTGTGACGAACGCCGCTTGTCGACTGGTTGAAAACCGCCACCGCAGTGTGTTAACCGGCGTGTTAACCAGTGTTGCCATGTTAAACAGAGAACCAGAGAGTTTCTGGGGTTGTGTTCGGGGTTCGAACCCAACAGGTGGGGTTGGCTTCGGGGTCCCGGACTCTCGCCACGAAACGTGGATTCTTGGTCAGGTTGGGCGTATCACCAAAACACGGCGAAAAACGGGGTGAAAACGAAAAACGCCCGCTGGCCCCTAATGGGCAGCGGGCGTTAACCGGTTCGCGAGCGTTTTCGCTTTTTTAAATTCAGCTCCCCCGACAGGACTCGACCGACACGGCAAAACACAGTGTTTCTGCGCAGCAGCCTGAACTTACCCCTGAATATACCCCACAACCGGCAGCTATGTTTGCCGAGTGCATGCGGCAGCATCTGACTACAGGGCAGATGCAGGAACTGCTGCATCATATGCAACAGCCCTGCCGGTAGAGGTGACAGGTATTACATTGGGGCCAGCAAATGAGGCAACACCTTGACATGCAATTCGGCAGTATGCCCTGCAAATTGGCGATTTCTCGCTGTTGCGATGCCCTACAAAATTGCCTACCCAACGATTCGCAATGCTCGTTTCGCGTACAGTGCGTCTACACATCAACCGGCCGTATCAATGAGTGCGTTTATTTGAATTCATTATGCGGTGTCGTTAGCTACTTTCGACGATGATGTCGCGAGTGCCTTCCAAACATTTTTGCATCTCCTCGCACGCGAGCTCTTTTGGACCTTTACACTTTCCACACGTTTTCCCTTCTGTGCGATATATGACCCGAAATACCGGGATAAAATAGTGTCATTCCTTTCACCTGTTTTGGAGTGGAACTGCTGATTTGGCGGAATTAGCGGGTTTTTCGAAATATTTGCTGCAAAAAAAACACTGCCTGATCTGCGACTTTTTACCTGCGACAGCTCTAGATTTGGTAATGCGCGCGTCACAGCCGATAACGTCGCCAGCTGAATGGGGGGCCAAAATTCTTGGAACCGGAAAACTCGCCCAAAATGGAGGACTTGGCTGGGTTAACTGTATACGGGTAAGGGGGTGACTGGGGGCGACCGACTAAAAATGTCTTTAGACGCCATTTCCGCTTACGCCGAATGCATCTAAAGCTTTGCAGAGGCTCTCAAACATTGGAAAAACGCATAGTTTTGTTGTTATCGCTTCGGTGGGTCGAGTGATCAGAGTTTGGGAGCCGTCGGCGACCGGCGCGCAATAACTTGTGAACTAGGTTCCACCAGTGTCGATGCGTTCGGCGGACATATTTGGGCTGATTACGGTTCACTTCAAATTTAGGTCGGTAAATCGACGATTCGGCAGCCGAATCAAGATTGCTTCGGCATCACGGTGATGCAACGGGGTTTACCAATGGCTAAGTAAGGTTGGAATCCCATCTGTCTGGGTACCTAATCCCGCAAAAACTACTGCACTAACTCCATCAGCCTTTCGTAGCTGTCGACGACGTCGTATTTGACGTTGTCACTGGTGATTCTGGCGAAGAACTTGCGGGCGCAGTCGATTTTGGCGGCTTCGATCTTTTTGAGTTCCAGCGAACTCATGCTGCCTTTGGTCTCGGCGACGAAGAAGACGTGTTTGACTGTGCCTTGGTTGAAGGCGATCGCCCAGTCGGGGTTGTAGTTGCCCACGGGGGTTGGGATCGAAAAAGCCTTGGGGAGTTTTGCGTAGACACAGACTTCGGTGGACTTGTCGAGTGTTTCGACGAACTTACGCTCGGTTTTGCTGTCGGTGATGACATAGTCGTAGACGTGGCGGTCGGTGGGGTAGGCGTCCGAGATGGCGGCTTTCTTGTCGGCGTTGAAGATGTCCGTGTGGATTAGCCGTCAATGAGCAGCAATTCCCAAAGTATGCGTCCAAACATGAGCACAATCAAACCCATGATCCCAAGCACGACCGAACCAATCGAGGGAGAAAGTATCGTGCACACGGAGATCATCGCAAAACCAACACCCTTGATTGCAATTCCAATTCGGTCAACGAAATCGCGTCCACGTCCCCACGATGGAATCCAAACGGTGTCAGCGAAGTGAAAGTACGTAACCAGCCAAAACAAACCGGCAAACAACTCTTCTGACTTAGAGTCACTTTCGGCATTTTTTGCTGCATATGCCGTTATAGACATCGTAAACAGGGTGAACATCGCGACAGGTAAAAAACAGGGTTGTAAAGACCATTCCAATAGCGATCCAAGTTGACGGCTTTAGGCCGAGAATCGACCAAGACGTCGGTTGAGTGTTAGCATCCGTTCTGGACGGACCGACAGCTGGCTTCGATAGACGTTCATCCAGGGCCGTGTCAACAAAAAGTGAGCATAGCTTCGGATCAGCAATCGCTTGCCTTGAAGCAACTGGACCCTCAATGCTATGCCAGACTAGGTCAGTAGAGACAAAGCGTCCGGATCCTGCGAGCTCCGCAAGCGTGTCAATTCGAATGGCCCGTGAGTCTCACCACGTTGAGTTTGGATTACTCATTTAATTCTTAGAGCCTCTTTCGTTGCAGACGGTAGTCGCACAGATGCTCTGCACTTCTTGCAAGATGCTTTCTGCGCAATAGGGCGTTCTTCGTAGCGAAACCTCGCACCGCAATTTGGGCAATTACCGTGTTGCACTTGAGACTCAGAGCATCAATCAAAAACGAAAAAATTTTAATTACAGACATTAGCATTAGTGGGCCAATATGTCTTGACCCATTTGGCTTAACTAGCCAACTTTACTTCGTCGGCATGGTTATTCGCCCGGTTGTTATTGATTCTTCTTTCTCTTTAGGGCAGCTGACTTCTTGGTAACAGACTTCTTGGCTGTCTTCTTTGATGCGGGCACGGACTTCGTCGCCTCTGATACAACGGTTAGCACCTCGTCATCGAGTCCACACGCATAGTGTTGTAACCGGACAATAAAGGTCGACTCTTTGTAGTTTGGGATCAAGTCACGGTTCACGTTTAGCACCGGAAGAGCATCAAGATCGTAAGGTTCACCATCGTGGGATTTGACGTTACGCATTAGTCGAATCGTGAGTCCATTATAAGTGTAGGACCGCTCATTATTCCAAATCGGAAACCAGTCAGCAACGTCTTCCCGAAACCATTTCAAGCGAACGTCTTTCAGGGCGTCAACGTCAAACATTCGCTTAAATTCGTGATCACGAATACGGACGCCATCGTACCCTCGCCGCCAAGCCTCAACCGCAAGGAAATTAGCGACTATACGATGGTATCTACGGCAAGCGTTTCGGTATAGATCGGCGGGTTTGGTCATGAATCACAGGCCGGTTAGAAATGCATCAGTCGATAGCGAATTGCATTCTATCCGGGGACCAGGCGTGGAAAGGTCTTGATCAATGGTTGACTTGTTTCGCCTGGTCCACGGATAGAATGTGCGTTGCACTTTGTCGCGTGATCGCTTACGTCGGCAATCCGCTTAGAGTGAGTCTATCACAAAGTCGGTGCTCGGACACAGTCCCGCAAAGTACAACTGCTCAGCAGGGGCTCTGGTGGACTCTTCATTGCACTTTCTACCGCACTTTCCGCATACCAGTCCTCATAGCCAATACCATACTCGCGGTCTAAGTACTCACACAGTTCCTTGTAGTCACTCTCGGCGTAGACCATTTTCGGCGTGAAGGTCGACCCCGGTTTCTTGCCGGGAAATAGAAGCGACGGCGGCTTGTACTGTATCCAGTACTCTCGCAACTCTTTGAGCAACCTTGGCGAGAGCGGAACTTGTCGTTGTTTGGCTCCCTTGCCGTGGGTAATGTGGATCTGCATCCGCTTCGAATCGATGTCCTCGATCCTCAAGTTGGCTGCTTCGGAGAACCTCATCCCGGTCGCATAGAGGGTCGTGATGAAGGTTCGTTGTTTGAGATTCTTTGTGCATCGCAGTAGCTCGTCGACTTCTTGTCGGCCGAGGACCACCGGTAGCGTCTTAGGTCGTTTCCCAAACGGCACCATGGTAACCGGCCAAGGGACACGGATCGAATGGGTGTAGAGAAATCGTAACGCGCAAACCGCTTGATTGAAGCTACTATAGGCCAGCTTTCTGGTTTCAATTAGGTAAAGCTGGAAGGATCGAACGTCTTCCGGGGTTACCCGGTCGAGCGGTTTTTTAATAAAGTCGGCGAACTTGGCGGCGTGGTAGGTGTAAGCGTCGATGGTTCGATCCGCCATGTTGCGAATCTTCATATCTTCTGCGAGTCGCTTGGTGAGCGGACAAAGACGTTTTCGGTAGGGGGTCATCGTGGTAAACAATCCAAACTTGAGTGATTAAAAACCGCGATCAAAGACGTTTTTGATCGCGTTAAGTACTCAAGTAAAGGTCGTAACTGTAACCGGCGCAAGTCATTTAATCGTTTTAACCGTCAAACGAACAAAATAGTTCCCGAGCAACATGTGGTCAGGATTCTGACAGTGTGGCTGTACCCCTTTTGGCTCGCAAAACAAGCCAGCAATTTCGTTCTGACGATCACGAGAACCGAGCCAGCGCAGCGTGTATCGCATGCCTTCAAAAAAACAGCGAGCGAAGCTCAT